GTGGGACGACAGTAGAGCTCTTTGCGCCCATAAATAGTGAGAACCACTTAGGAGACTTCAATGGCACGCAAACGCGCACGCACAGCAACCGGCCACTATCAGGCCGACGATCCATCTACGCCAGATGTAAACGAAGCATTTGAACAGGAAGAGGCTCCAAAAGAACCTTCTCCATCTAAGACGGCTCGTCAGAAAAAGGCTCCTAAAAACGATAACAAGTCACAGTTTGTTTACTATGTTTCCGCCGAGCCTGAGAATGGAGCGTTTGATCTTCGGATTACAGATAATGTCCGTGTCTCTGGTCGTTGGGATGCGGAGCGTTCGTATGTTCACTGGCGTGTGCCGCGTGAAATATCGGACCTTGCGAAGTTGCACCACCACATTTGGTCGGGCCGTGTCATTTGTTGTGAGGACGAATAATGGCTGAGAAGAGCGTACAAAAACCCTTTGCGGCGGGCCGAGAGAAATTCAGCCCGCTTGAAGACTTAGTGCGCTCGGCTCTTGTTCGCGCTGGCAACTTCTCTCCTTCCCGTGTGGATGGGGAGGTTATGATGATGATGATAGAGCTTGCTAACCGTGTGATTGAGGACGTGCGTAAGCACCCTTATCACGATGGGTCAGACATAGACTACTACAACGACCCAACTGAGTTTCGCAAAATTCCTGACATGATTATGATTGACGGTCTTACTTCTCATTACTTGATCCAACAGGGGTCAGAGAAGGCCATCATGTTCTTGCAGATGTATCAGGCCACAATGACTGACATCCTGCTTACAAGAATAGATGGGAATAAGCGTTATTTTGCTAAGGTCATGGATGGCGGAAGTAACTCAAGGTATAACTGATGGCACGATTAACGTATGCTCCCATTGCGATAAACAGTCAGGCCACGACCTACTACGGGTTTCGTGGCATTGACCGTTCGCGTGACATCACGGCGATGGAGCGTCAGAAGGAGCAGAACTTCTGGCTCCTAGACAACTGTTACGTTGACTATCGTGGCCAGCTTATTCGCGATCCTAAATTTTTCTTGCACAGTGGCTCCAACCGCTTCCCTGTGAAAGCGTTGCGTTTCTATAACCGTGAAGGCGTTGTCTTTGCGGAAGAAGATGCAGCGGAGACGCACCTTGCCTCAGATAGAGGACACCGAGTGGACGGGGCTTTCCCCAAAGGCGCAATCGTCACAATGACGAACTTCAAAGGCAAGGTGCACATTTTCTCAGACGATACTCGGATGTACCGCTACGACGGCTTTGAGTTCTCTACGTCTACGGCCTCCATCAAGCCTTCCTTTGGCGTTCCCATTCAGCGGCGTCTGGCTGTTTCTGGTTTTAAGGATCGGCCTACGACCATTGAGTTTTCTCGCGTAGATAACCCGGATATTTTCTTAAACGAAGAAGCTCCTACCGAGGAAGTCACTCGCGCCAGCTTTATCGACATTTCCAACCTGATTGGTACTGCCGATGAGATCACGGGCCTTGGTACTTTTGAGGCCAACCGTCTAGCGGTTTTCACCAAAGACCAAACTCTTGTGTACGTCATCGACCCGGACTTTGAGCAGTGGCAGTTAGATAGCAGGGCGAACTTGCGCATCGGTTGCATCGGGCACAACACAATCGTCAACGCGGGCTCAGACCTTTTGTTTTGTTCCCGACGGGGCATCCACTCGATTATGCGCTCTGAACAAAACGGTATTACAATCGCTGAAGCGTCTTTGTCCGATGAGGTCGAAACGCTGTATCAGGAGTTGGTCAAGAGCACTCCCGACCCTCGTATGATCTCAGCGGTCTACGACCCAGACGCATTGGTCTACCACATATTCTTCCCCAGACCTGGCGGCACTCAAACTGTTCGTCTGTCTATGAACTTCCGAGCCGGCTACGAGATGCGTAACTTCCAGCTTGGTGACACTCTCTTGCCGCGCTGCGGCACGTTCCTGGGCGGTCGCTTGATGTTCGGCACTGCCGATGGCGTTTACGAAGCTACTGAACGGGCCTTTCAACAAGAAACCGGCATCGCCGATCTCAGACGATCACCTATGGTTGCGGAGACCCCCGTTCTTTGGCTTGGTGACTTTATCGGAACAAAGAGGACGCACACTCTGGTTCTACAAGCCACGGGTAAAGGACGTTTTTTCATCGACGCAGTTGACGAAGATGACCGCCCTATGGGTTCAATCGAAGTAAACTTGGATCGCCTACCGGGTGATCCTCATTGGGGCGATGCCCCTTTGAAATCCGACTTCACATTTCCATTCAATCACCTGTTTCGTGGCGTTCGTCTTCGCTTCCGAACAGAAGAACAAGATGTAGATAGCGAAGTCACTATCATCTCGTTCGCTTTTCTAATGCACAAGGAGCGCTAAAATGGCCCGTCTAAAGGTTCTATATCCCGGCAACCACACGTCCAGCGGCAACATCGGCGCAGACATCGAGAACATTGTTCGTTACCTTAACTCTTCTGAGTTGGGCGACAGTACACTCGCGGAGTTGATGCGTAAGCTATTCGACAACGACGGTATCCTCCAGGCTCCAGTTGATTTGCGTAACGACCCCATTCAAGGTTTGCAGTATCGCGTCGGTGAATACACTGAAGCCGAACAAGGCTGGCAAGCTCTGGCAACCGTAGCTGATATACGAGGCGCGGCTGGTAGCGACGTGGGTACAATCGGCGCCCCACTGTTCTCTGCCCGCCAAGATGTAGTTATCGGTGCTGCTGATGAAAACGGCGACGTTGCCTATTCAGCGGGTGCAGTGACCTTTAACTTCATACACGAGGCGTCAGACGCTATCGTAGTATATCTTAACGGCGCGTTGCTTGCGGCAGCAGACTACACCAGCGATCCGACTTCGAATACTGTGACGTTGAACGATGCCACTGAAGGCGATGACCTGGTTACAATATACAAGGTCCAAAGTGCCAACGACAGTGGGTTCACTAGACAGGACGTAGCCGCAGGGCAATCTCAGGCGGTGTTCCCGTTCGTTCACAATGAAGACCAAAAAGTTTTGGTTTACCGCAACGGTGTATTGCAGCGCTCCGGCGGTACAAACGATTACACTCAACAGCCCGCCAACTCGACGATCACGTTTACGAGTGCTTTGGTCGAGAATGATCTTGTGACATTCATCATTGTCGAAGACACTTCTCAGGTTCGGGTATCTGGTTTGATGACGGAGGATAAGTTCACCAACTCAGATGGTCTTATTCCTTATCAAAAGCTGGCCGTACAGGATGCTGAAATTCCACGCGCTAAGGTTGAAGGTGTAACTGAACTTCTCGCCAACCGTGGCCGCGTCTACGTTTCGGCTTCTGAGCCTACGACGGCAAACGCAGGAGACTTCTGGGTAGATACCGCTTCGTCTCCCAATGTTCTCAAATTCTACAATGGTACGGGTTGGCTCCTTACTTCCCCTGACACAGGCATCCCCGCGTTTGGAACTACGAACGCCCTCCAGTTTTTGCGTATTAACTCTACGGGCGGTGGTCTCGAGTTTGCTAACGTAGACTTTACTGCTGTAGTTCCAAAAACTTACATCGGAGCAGCCGACGGCGTAGCGGGTCTCGATAGCACCGGGCGGCTTCCAATCGCGCAGTTACCCGACACCTTCGCCACTCGTTCGTTCTTCTTCAAGCAGACTGGCTCCGTAGGTAACGGCGCCTACACTATCACTCGTGCGTTTAAACAGAACGTAAGGATTGACGCTATCGCAGCTAAGTCCACTTCGGGCACTGCGAACATTCAGATGAAGATTAACGGCATCAATGCTGGTGACGTTATTCCGGTCAGTTCCGCTCTTACCGAGCAAAACCTATCCGCATCCATTGCTATCGACGCAACAACTACTTCCCGTGAGGTGGCTTTCGAAGTTACATCCGCAAGCTCCCTCACTGATATTGAGGTAACGCTCGCGGCGGTTATCACCAACGTCTAAGATAGGGGCACCTAATGTCACAAGACCTAAGCCCACAGCAAATGCAAGCTATCGCCAAGCATATGTCCGAGATGGGCAGGAAGGGCGATAGCCAGCTAATACACGTTATGCCTGAGGAGATTGAGTTCCTTGAGAAGATTGGCGGTGCAGGCACCGTCAATCCTCAAACGGGCTTGAAGGAGTTCAACACCACTCAGGACAAGATCAATTCTGCGCTCAAGGAGAGTGGTGGAGAGTGGACTAAAGAGGTCAATGACCTTGCAAAGCAACGAGATGCTGAAAAGGGTCAAACGTACAACTCTAGTACGAAGACCTATACGTCCACTTCCAGTAGCAATAACAGCTCGAGCAGCAACAACAGCTCGAGTAATTCCAGTAACAATGACAGCGGTTCTAACACTATCCGCCAAAGTTTCGCCAACCTGTTAACCCCCGGTGACGGAATGGTTTACGAGAATGGTGTTCTCGTGAACTCCGGTGGCCAACGCATTAACAATAACACGTCTTGGCAGGACGCGGCTAACTTATCGACGCCCAATGATGGCAAGCAATATGTCAACGGTCAGTTGGTCAACGACGACAACCAGCCAGTGAACGGAAACCATGAGAATGTTTTCTCTACGGCACTGAATGTAATTGGTATGGTGGCTAACCCAGCGGCTTTTATAACGTCGAAGATCATTGGAAACGTGGCTAATTCTGTCATGGATAGCTTTAACAGCGACAGCGGTGGAAGCTCATCTTCTACTCCTAGAAGCGTCTATACTCATCCAACTGACAACGATGACGATAATCGCGGAAGCAGTTCTACTTCTACCGTTTCTGAAGTAGGTGATGGCGCCACTGATGCTACTGATACCACGGCGTCTGAAGCTGCTGAGATTTCTGGAGACTTCGGATACAGCACTGTTAGCAATTTCAGTTCGAGGCTAAACGGTTCCAGCTTGATTGAATACGACTACACTGATGGTACGGGCCAGAAGGTTGGAACGTACAATGGTAATGAAAAGCCATTTCACATTACGACTTCAGCAGAAAACTCTCGAGCCTACGCGATGACTGAGCAAGGTTCAAATATGATTGAGCAGTTAATATCACAACTGCCAAGGGACATCATGGATAAGTTGCAGGGCAACGTCTCAATGTTCACGACAGCGGATAACAAGGTCGCCCTAGTGGCTGGCGACCAACAGACGGGTCTTGTTGAAGCTACCTACGATGCAAATAAAGATGGTTACACCAACGCGATGAACGACGTGGGTGCAATGCTCGAGTATGCTCGCGTAGAGAATGACACTACCATTGACGCTGGTTACATGGGCCGTGTCGCTTCATATCAAAAGTACAAAGGCTACGAAACTCCGGGTCTGCAAATCGAAAAAAGCAGGCTGATGATTGAGTTGCAAAACTACGACCAGGGTAGCCCGCAGTATAATTCTGCAATGGCATCACTGGCATCACTGGACAGAGAACTTCAACGGCGCACTCGGGACGGTCAGGAAGTCACAACCGCATATTCCATTGACGGCGTTACTGAGCAAATCAGCCAAAGCATCAGGGACCAAGTGGCGTAAGGGACGACGTAATAATCTCGCCACCGTAAGGTCTGTGTAAGGATGGAGTTAGGAAATGAAATTGCTTTTTAGCATTTTAAGGCCACAAATTGTATTTGGTGCTGGCGGCGGTGGCGGCGGCAGTGTCAAGAGGGGTCCAAAAGGGTCAGGCAATGGCCCAACGGGCTTTGCTGACCAAGCGTCTCGTATGGCCAAAAGTCAACGCCAACTTGGCGCGCCTCAACTCCCTGGGTTTGATCTTGAGGCAGGTAAAGATGTTCCAAGCGTTGCAAAGCGCGCGCCTCAGCGTGACAGTAGCCCAATCGATGCTGCTTCTGGTGGCTTTAATAACGGCTTCAATAAGTCTCCTAAACCCAACAAACAGAACGGTTACAAGTTCAAGAACATTGGCTCTCGCATAAACCCAATCACAGGGCAAAAAGAGGTTCAGTCTGTAATCATTGACCCGAATGGTAATATGAAGAAAACGGATTATGCCGATAAATTCCGTGACAGTGATAACCGAAATATCGGAATGCACCAAGGTCTCGCTGCTTCAACTGGCAAACCTCGCAACATAAAAACGAGTAGTGGCAAATTGGGCATTCTTCCAGATGGCTCGTCTATCAAGGGTGGCATCGAGTTTGACGGTCAAGGCAACACCTACAGCAGCTCCACTGGTAATGGCCTAGACCTCAGCGGCATCCGTGGTGTCGCTGAGGTTAAGACGCCTTCCTTTGGAGACCAAGGCACGAGCAAGCCCGTAGAGCTGCCGCGTAGCCCTGAGCCAAGCAACGGTGGGCGGCCTACCCCCCCGCAGCCCGGTGTCATCTTCGACGACTTCATCCCACGCAACTCAGATGGTTCGCCAAAGTACACTGCGCCAGATGGAAGTCCTCTGCGTTATCCCTACGATCCATCTACTCCAGCACGTCCAACACCGCCCCCCGGCGGTGGTAAGGGTGGTGGCACTGTAGCCCTGCCTCCGAAGCGCCCGCCAGTTCGGGCGCCGCAGCCTTTTCCGGGCATGGACGTAATAACACCAATGCCGTCGCCAGACCTTGATCCGGTTCGGCCTGATCGGCCTATGACGCCTGATCGGCCTAGAGGGCCGGTGCCTAGCCCCATCTTCGACGACTTCATCCCGCGCAACTCAGATGGTTCGCCAAAGTACACTGCGCCAGATGGAAGTCCTCTGCGTTATCCCTACGATCCATCTACTCCAGCACGTCCAACAATGCCGACGCCTCGTCAGCCCATGCCTCAGCCAGTTTTATATGGCGGTGGCAAAGGCGGTGCTGGCCCACGTCCAAGTCGTCCATCTGTTCCGGTTCCCCCT